GCTTGCCTCTCCTGCTGGTCGTGGCATTTCTCAAGCTTTCACAGGCTTAGCTGGCATTATTCAGAGTATTGCTAACGCTTCTACTCTACTTGAAAAAACAGCAATGGGAAAAACCTTCTTAAAGGGTGCAAACAAAGCATGGGACTTAACTAAATCGTTTACCTCTGAGGCTATTCATGCAAAATTCGGCTTTGACTATGCGTCAATCACCAAAGCTGGCAAAATTGTCGGCAAGTCTGCTTCTGCACTGCTCAAAGGGGCAATCGTTTATTTTGTGAACGAAGCGGTCACTTCTATGGTTGCGACCTTTAGCGGTGGGGACAAAAACCTAACCACCCTTGCTGGTATTGCTACTGGCGGTATCGGTGGGGCTATGGCTGGTGGTTCTTTGTTCGGTGGGCTTGGGGCGGCAATCGGTGGCGCTGTTGGTGTAATGATTGGCGGGGTGCCAGGGGCGACTAAGGG